CTCTACCAGAGACTCTGCCGCGGTATTGCTCTTCATACTCTTGCGGGGGAAGAGGAGGCTCCATATCTTCTACTGTAGGCATGATGACAGTGGAATCTGTCTGATATTGTCTTGCAGCTCGAGCAATATGTGACAGTTTCCACTTATGCTCCTCTGCTTCTTCTGTCTTGTGATAAGCTGCAACTGCTACCGATTTGTTTAGCTTATCCTCTTCAGAATGCTCACGAACGTTGGCGCAGCTGTAGCTGCAGTACACTCCTCGTTTGATGTGAAGTGTACCGCATCTTGGACATTCCTTCTCAGGTCGGATCTTCTTCTTGCGGCCCATTGAAATAGTTCTTTGCTTTCATCGTAGCTTCTTCAAGAGTAGCAGCAATCACTTTAACAAAAGCAATTCCGTTTGTGATGTTAATGTCGTACGGTACTACACCGTAGAATTGAAAGTCTTCTGGTACTTTAACAACAACTTCCCACTCTTGAAGTTTCTTGATCCTATTTAGGACACGAGACAGTTCGTCGTTAGTATCCATTGTGAAGACCTTTCAACATCCCAACAACCTCAAGATAGTTCTCAGAAACTATCTCACATCCACCACCAACAAGATAGACTGCGACACCAGCTCCTTCTTCAACACCATCTGCAACATGGGTGACCTGTTCTGAATTAAATGTAATTGAGTGACCGTTACGGTCTGAGAGTGTAAAGAATGACATAAGTCCTCACATAGTAGAAACAAAAAAACCCTGACCGAAGTCAGGGTGAAAGTACTGCATTAACTCTTAGCGCTTGAACACGCGTGAAACATAGTAGTATGCGTTAGCATATGTGATCTCAAGCTCAGCTGCAATCATCTGAGCGATCTCACCGTTGGTCTTATCTTTGTTTGCATCAAAGATGGCTTTAGCCTTAGGCTTCTTGTCGTTAGTCTTGACCGACTTGATCTTGACCTTACGAGAAGTGGTTGAAGACATACTATCTTCAGCAGCTTCAGACTCTGCAAACACATAAGGCATATCCTTACGGATCTTTTCCAGCTTCTGATCTGCAATAGTAACAGCTTCAGGACGGTCATACTCTTCCTGGTTCATTGCCTGCTCTACCAGAGCTTTAGCGATAATACGAGCTGAAGCAAGATCATACTGATCAGTACCCCCAAGATCTGAAATAAGAGAGTTTGCATAGGCGAGAGGGTCTGATGAGAGGCCAATATCTTCACCAACTTGTTGAATAGCTCGGACAACGGATTCTCCTTTGATGCCGTAGGTCTTGAGAACTTGCTTTGCATTGATAACTGCTGTCATATGAATCTCCATAATAAAATGATAATAACGTCAAACTACAAAGTCGATCATCAACACATTAAATAATAAAGTCAACAGTTAATAAAATAGTAATTATCTTGTTACGACTGCCAGGAGAGTGAGGAAAAGATAGGATCCAAACAGCTTAGCATCACGATCTGAGTCGTTGTCTTTTTCGTAACTATTACTGGTTCTACAGTTACAAGACCTGGGAGAGTTATCAACTCTTGCGTTTGGAGAATTGACAATAAGGGTGCCCACACTAATGTTATCACCATTGATTAAAGCGCTTCCAGGTTTGGGTCTAGGGTTTTGTGTTGTTGATCGCATTGTGGTTCGTTCAACTATAACATCTTCCATTAAAATAGAACCATGCTCCTCTTTGGGAACAGAGGAGCATCCTATAATACTAATAGGTATCAAAAATATGGATAGTTTCTTTGACAAACTCATTTGGATCTTTCACAAAGATCTGTGGATTATCGTTATCCACAGCAATCATAATCACAATCTGCTCAATATCAAAGTCATATCTCTCTTTTACCATCATCGAGTATGCTGTTGACTGTATAAAATAGTTCTTAATCCACTTTTCCTGCTTCGGTTTGTTAGCTGTCTTATAGTCAAGAATGGTAGGCTTACCATTATACATGCATATAAGATCAGAAGTTCCTGCAGCTTTCAACCGATCTGAATACAGTGGATATTCAATACCATACACCTCTTCAACATTATTGTCAACATATGGCTGTAAATCAAGAAATAACGAAGTGGTCGAAGGCATTTTGTTCAACGCAAAGTCTTCAACATTACCAACATAATCTTCCATCATGTTGTGAAGTTTAGTACCTCTTGTTGATGCCTTGTTAGAGATTCGGTTGGCTTCCTCATGACCTATTTTATCTCTCCACTTATCAATACCTTCTTTACTTAGAGCAGAAAGAACAGTAGTAACAGAACGATAGTGGTCACCGCCTGGAGTAACATAATAGCGTTTTCCATCTATTTCCTTTCGAGGTATCTCTATTTTAGGAAATGGCTTATGTGTGAAATGCTTTGTGCGCAAGATTATTTGCCGAAATGTTTATTGAATACTCTGTCTGTCTGAGATTCTTTAATTGATTTGGTTTTGTGGCGATCAGCCAATTGGCTGTTTGGGTGAGCATCTGATATCTTTGAGAGAACTTCTTTAAATCCAGAGTCAGTCTTTATTCCTCCGACCCCGCTAACAAGTCCAGGAACATTGTCAATATAACGCTCAAGATTAGGATTAGAGGCGAGAAAGTTATCGTAATCAGAAATGCGTAAAGTAAACTCGACAATATCATCTGTATCCCTATCTTTAAAAGTGTAAATGGGCATACTATTCTTTTACATTCCAGTTGGTCTTATTAGCAACCTTCTTGGCTGGAGTCTTTCTAGCTCTAGGTTTACTTGAAGCTTTTTCTTGAGGTGGAGATAGTTGCTGCGGAGCTTCGTGACGTTTCCTCCAAAACCAATTGGTGAATGTCAGAAGTTTACCTTCAAACCAACTCATGAAGCGATTATGCCAAAACCAATTACCTTTGCTCATCCCAATACTCCTTTTCTCTTTCGTAATCCAAGTCGTCATAAAATTGTTCATAGCGTTTATTTTTTAACGCTTTATCAATGAACTTGACTGATTTTTCTGAAACTTCTTTTTTTATTGCTTTTGATACGTGATGTTGTTTTTCATCTAGTGAACGATACTGCTTGTTCGTCTTACCCATCTTAGCCCTCTAATAGTCCTGGATACAATTCTTCAACAAACTTCTTAGTTATTCCTTTGTATGGAATCTTTTTATCTTTAACAGATATGATAAGTTCTGCATCTTGCTTGTCAAGATTCTCAAGAAGCTGAACAAACAGATACTCTCTCCTAACTGGTTTCAAGTTGTCGTTACCACCCTCAATAAAGAGGTAGAGCTTTCTGAGCTCACTATACAAAACACTTTGAAGATCTGGAAGATCATTAGGTTTGTATGGTGGAGATCCTTCAGGCAATAGGAATTTAACTTTGGGATCATATGCATATTTTAGAATAGCTCTAAGTGCATGTGAATCATTCCTGTAGAGATAGTCTATTCGCTCTTGCTTCTTGTCAAACTCAGAAGCTTTCTTAAGTATTTCAGCCAATCCTAATTTCATGTAAAATCCCCAGCGTGTTCCATCAGTGTTTTAAGTTTAAATTGTTGAAGATATCCAACTATATTTACCTTCTTAGGAGTTTCGAACTGAGTCTGAAACTCTTGCCATATCCTTGAAGATATGTGATCAGGTATTTCTGTCAGGCAAATCAACTTCTTATTTCTTTCCAAACCAACTTTTAGTTCGGGTACATCATTATATAGTTGATCCCAACTCATGTCTAGCCATTCAGCTAGCTTCTTCTTTGCTATCGCTTTTTGACGGATACCTTCCACAAAACTATCACCACTAGACAAAGCATTAGGAATCCCATCTCCACTATCTCCTTTGATAACCAACTCTTTCAAATACTGTTTAGGATCCTCTACTTGAACGTTGCGTTTACGAATAGGATCAAACTGAATAACTCTTTCACTGTGTAGCTGAATAAAGTCTTTATCTGCAGATAGAATCAATACATCTTCTTTAGTGTTAAGACATATAGTTGCAATAATGTCATCCGCTTCACAATTGTCTACCTGAACAACAGTGAAGGGAAGATGCTGTTTGATCTCGTCTCTAATCCTGTTCAGTGTATCAAATACAACTGGCCAGTCAATATCACTTTCATCTCTAGTCTTCTTACGACCAGCCTTGTAGTAAGGGAATATTTGTTTACGCCAGTAATTCTTATCATCACATGCTATGACCATGTGTCCGTATATCTTCCCAAACTTCTGGTTGTATAAACGTAGTGAGTTGAGGACCATGTGACGAACAAGGCCCTCCTCAAAGACAAGGTTAGTGTGATTACCAATCTGCATCATCAAGTTAGAGATACAGATTTGGTTGAAGTCAACAATAATCATTTTAATAATCTATTCTTCGATGCTCTTTAAGTAAAGCTGTTAGAAGATTGAACCACTGAGCCTTCCTACCTTCCCAACTGTAAAACATATCTGCATAGTACTTCTGAGCTTTAATCATGTTCTGTACAGAATCATCATTATACATCTCTATTGTTGCAGAAGTCAAGTCTAACAAGGTTTTAGCGTGATCACGTTGATTGTCCTGCCACTGGTACATCTGAGTCCAGTTAGCAGCTGTCTCATACAATGCAGCATAGTTAGGATGGATACAGACCAAACCAGCTGACATTGCCTCCATCAACGATATACAGGAAGTCTCTTGCCAGATGTTTGGATATGCGTATATGTGAGCTTGTTGTAGTGCTTCTCTTATCTCGTGGTTAGGAACAGATCCATGATAGTTAATCTTTGGATGGTTCCTACAGAAATTAAATACCTCTTTGTATGGCTCATCACGCTGCTCCCAACCATATATCTTAAAGCTAGAGTATACATCTAGTTCAATATCTTTGTTAGGGTACTTCTGTACAAGCGCATCAAACATCGATACGAGAATATTCAAACCACGATGAGGGGTGGTATGATAGATAAGTTTGATTTTATCTTTTGGCTTTTCAACAAATGGAATTGGTTCAATAGCGTTGTGTAGTACTACACACTTGTACCATGGTAGACCGTAATGTTTCTGATAGGCTTGCATCTGCCAGTTAGAAACAAATACAAGTTTATCAAATTTATTCCATCCACCATTCTTCAGGTGCTCAGATTCTGGATCACCTGGTAGGTCATGCAACCAGTAAATTTTAATCTTAGAGTCATCTACCTCTCTGACACGAGAAGGTATGATTTGAAAGTATTGGAGGAGATCTTCGGGTAGGTTTTTGTGCAAAGAATCGAGCATCAACTCGGTACCACCCTTTGCATTCTTTGACAATTCATTAACTTCCATTATTCTTCACCTGAACTTCTTGATTGTTTAAAAGTTTCTCTCTTAGCCTGCTCGTAAGCTAGCTGAGCTTTAATCATGAGGTTTTTATAGTCAGCTTTGTTCTGACCATCAAGAGTAGCTAGTACTCGTTTAGTTTCTTTACTCATGTTAAAAGTACTTGTGGCCTTCATTATTTATTCTCCATTTTTTGTAGATAATTCCAAGTGTCTTTCCAACTCTTCACTTTCACGGTTGTTGCTTCACTTCGTTTGATTATATATGGTGTATACAACTCTTTTAATGATGTACCAAGTGGCCAGTCATTACCTCCAAAGTCCATCTGATCACCAAAAAAGTAAACATGGAGGTTTGGTTCATTGAAGTATTGAGCAATCTGCCCTTTATCTTTTCCAGGTTCCATTATGTCAATACCAGTTTCACCAGCTACCTGAGCAATTGCAATATGACTGAATCTCTTATTAAACTCTTTAGCAATACTGGCACGTTCACCGGTCTTTCGGTCATATTCAACATACTTGGCACGCTGCTCTTTATCTGCAGCTCTTCCAACAATACTAAAATTGACTAGTCCAATGCGGTTTTCAATATGTCTTCCAGTCTTACCAGTAAACAAACTCTTCTGCAGTTGTTCATTCAACCACTGGATCTGAGGCTCTTTCAAAGTCCACTTGCTTTGATACTTGAGATCACCCTTCGAGTATATAGCATTTCCGGCACATGAGAACACAGCATTAGCCAGGTCCAGAACGTCGTTACCAAGTTGTTCCTGGGTCTTGGGGTAGTCACTACCAGTCGCAAAGTAAACTTCCTTGCCACCTCGTTTAACCCATGATTTGAACCACTTGCGAAACTGAGAGTCCATAGGTTCTCGGCTAGGCGTCAGAGTTCCATCAACATCAAATATAAAAACTGTTTTCATTTGCGCGCTATAATAGATAAATACTTGAAAAAAAAGGACAAAATGTTCCACTTGTTACCGCAGTACACACCCATCACTATAACGGAAGTTATAGAAAAAAATCAACAATTTGTTTGTGAATTTATCAATTTAAAGCGTAACGGCTTTCTTCATTATACCAAAGCACTGAATGATTTAACTTATGGATTTTGGACTCCCGTGTTAAATGATGCTGATGAGTATGTCAAAAACCTAGCAGAAAATATGAAATTGGTCACTCGTTTCAAGTAATTTAGTTTTAATGTTGTTATTCTCAGAATTAAATGGATCCACTAACGCTTTTTGCATTAGCAAACGGAGCAGTAGCTGCCGTTAAAAAAGGGTGTGCTCTCTATAAAGAAATACAATCCGCAGCAGGTGATGTTAAAGGTATACTTAATGATCTAGAAGAGCAATTCACAGAAAGACATAAAGACAAGCCTCCATCAGTAGCTGAAAAGAATCAGTATATTGAGGAGAAGAACCGTATTATCGAGTTGAGTAAAAAACAACCCGATGACATATTTACTCAAATTGGTGAAGAATTAGGTACGTATTTTGAAAACTATGCAACATGTATGGCTATCTTCGAAGAGGAAGAGAAACATGCTTTCGATGTATACACAGGTAATGTTAGCATAGGCAAACGAGCTCTACAAAGAGTTCTAATGATAAGTCGCCTCCAAGCAATGAAGGATGAACTACGTGAAATAATGGTATACCAGTGTCCTCCAGAATTAGGTGATCTGTACACAAGAACAGAAACAATGATGGAGCGTATTAAAAAAGAGCAAGCAATTGCCATTTCAAGAAAAAGAGCTGAAGATAAAATAAAAGCTGAGAAAAGAGCTGCAAGAAACAAAAGAATAAAAAGTAAAATAACTAGATGGAGTATTGTATTCGTCGCTGTTTTATATTTTATTATTTTAGTATGGTCAGTTGTTGAGATAAGAAAGACAGAAAAACCAGAACTGGGTACTTGCTTGATACCAAAAGGTACTTGGCCTTATAGTCACTACAGTAACTTAAAATGGGTCAATTGTGAAGATTAAAATGCTCCAACATGGGTCAGAAATTGAAGAAGGTTTCTTTGATCTTGCAACAACGGTAGACCTGAAGGTTGGGGACTATCACGATGAACACAAAGTAGATTGCCTTCATACTTCTTATGATATGTGTTCTTGTCTATAATTAAGCTCTCTTCACACCATACATCTTGAGTTTTGTTATTAAAGTTCTTAGGGTTGTGTTTGGTATAAACATGCCAGTAGCAATTGTAACCACTTTTCTCAAGTACCTGAAGTAATTCCTCATTACCTAAGTCACTATTGTATTCAATATACATTGCTGGTTTGTGCTTTTTGATTATCTTCTTAGCACCATCAAGTGCTTCCACTTCATGACCTTCAACATCCATCTTAATTAAATCAAACCTGTATGTGTCAATATAACTGTCAAGAGTTTGAACAGCTGTTACAATCCCTTTGTCATCATGGTTGTTAATTTTAAACTCACCATAGTTTATTTTATTTTCAACAAAAGGATTGAAGTTGACCATGCGCTGTCGAGATGCTTTATTTGATAAGGCAGCATTGACAGGAATAACATTGTAGCAACCATTGAAAAGTAGATTCGCACAAAGCAGCTCAAAGATATAAATTTGAGGTTCAAAGCAGATGAGCTTACCCTTATTAGCTTTTTTAGAAAAGAACACGGAGTGAGTACCGATGTTTGCTCCTATGTCGGCTACAGAGGAGTGCTCTGTTAGAATCATGTCAAATAGATCTAACTCTTGCTGAGCCCATTCACCATAGTGGTGAAGGCATGCTCCAATTGGATCATCGTTACGAAAGAAGAGAAAGTTGCCATGACGTGCGCTGGCTTGAGCAATTGGATTTTCCATAGTGTTTGGTTGCAGGGGAAGGAATCGAACCTCCGACCTCGGGATTATGAGTCCCGCGCTCTACCGCTGCGCTACCCTGCGTCTGACAATTTTAAATGTTTACGATGTATTTTACACTGTACCCAAGAATTATAATACAGTTCTGGATGTAAGAGAACATCGTTTTCAAATTGATATTTAGCTTCAAAATAGGAGCACTCACCCTTCGTCCTACAGAGCTTCAATATGACTTTTGTGAATGCTTCTACACCGTTCTGACTGACATCATTAGCTAGTTCTTCATTGGAACCATAATACAATTTCCAATCAGATTCAACCTTGTACTTTTTCTTCTTTCCCTTGACTTGTCTTTGTTTCTGAGAATAGAAGAGCTTCTTACCAAAGTATTTTTTACCAGAGGAGTTGTTTGTTATTAAGTACACAAAACCATAATAGTTTTCAGGAAGTTCACTAAACTCTTCATTATTATATAGCCAGGTCATCTGTCTATATTTTCATCATCAAAGAATTCTTCTTCCATGGGATCTTCACCCATCATAGAGCCACAGTATGGACAAAAGGATAAAGACTCGTCTATATTGTATCCATCAACCACAAACTCTGCATCGCATGTTCTACACATCTGAATTTCTTTATCGTCACCGATCATATAGTATCTCCACAAACCATGTATTTTATTTGTTTTCTTAGTTCTGTTTCATTCATATCGACTATGTAAGAGCCGTTCTGATATGCACTTGAAAATCTTATTGTATTGTCAAGATCAGTATACATATCAACAAAGATCATTAACATTGATCTTTTACAGCTCATTACACCGTATGTATATATACGTTTTATTTTGTACGGGAGACCTTTGTATTCCTCAAATGTATTGAATTCTGTTACCGAATGAAAATCAACTTCATCGCCTTTGTGGCCTATCATACTTTTTTCAATGTAAACTTTGTAGGAACTACCTGACTCAGCATACACCCATTCATCCGGGTTATGTGTGATACCTCGTGATCCATCGGAATTATTGATCACTCCAAGCTCATAACTAAAAGCGCTTGTTGCTAATAGAGCTAAGCTGAGGATTATTGATTTTGTAAGGTTGTACATAATACCTACTCCTTGAACGGGAGTAAGTATATATGTTTTGAAAGTTACTGGTTACGGATCCAGTGTCACCTTATTATTGTGACCGAGTTGAATTAAAAGCTACCGTGATGTCGGCTGCTAGCGCAGTTGTTGAAATTAATAATGCAAAAAGCGGGGTTAGAAAAGTCTTCATTGTGTCCTTTCGTATCGTTGTTGAACAACGACCGTATATATTACACGACTTTTCAAAACCCCACTTTTTTAATCAAAATTTCATCAAATGGACTTCAAGCGTACTTCATTTAGACTTCAAACGGTCATAATTGAGTTAATTACGCAGCCCTAGCCCAAACATCACCCCAATCACCGCTAAGAGCACCCTTAGCATAGTCTGTTGCACGATTCTCAAAGAAGTTAGTATGCGTAGGAGCATTGATCATTTCTTCTACCCAAGGTAAAGGATTCTTCTTTACTTTGAAAATCCCTTTAAGACCAAGAGAAATAAGCCTGCGGTCAGCAATATAGCGAATATAGCGCTTAACATCTTCTGCATCTAACCCCTCCATAGTACCCTGTGAGAATGATAGATCAATAAACTTATCTTCAAGTTCAACCATTCGTTCTGCTATAGTATAGATTCTACCTTTCAGATCATCATTCCATATCTCTTTGTTCTCTTCAACATAGGTTCTAAACAACCTAATCATTGACTCAGCATGTTGTGTTTCATCTACAATCGACCAGGTAACAATCTGGCCCATACCTTTCATCTTACCGTGGCGTGGGAAGTTAAGTAGCATGATAAAGGAACTGAATAGTTGCATTCCTTCGGTGAAAGCAGAGAATACTGCAATGTGAGTAGCAGTAGAAGCAGCATCACCATTCTGTGAGCTAATATCAAGAAGGTAATCATGTTTGGCTCTCATCTCCTCATATTCGAGAAACTCGTTATAAGTTGACTCAGGCATTCCCAGAGTCTCAATCAGGTGGCTATAGGCTGCAATGTGTAGTGCTTCTCTTGCTGCAAACCCAAGCAACATCATTCTTACTTCAGGTTGTGGGAAGTATGGTAGATAATTTTTAACATACCCACCAGCAACATCTACATCACCCTGTGTAAAGAATCTGAAGATGTTTGTTAGGAAATGCTTCTCTTGATCGTTTAACTTATTCTTCCAATCTTTAACATCCTCAATCATTGGAACCTCTGTATGCATCCAATGACTTTGTTCATGCTTCAACCAAGCGTCATACGCCCAAGGATAGAAAAACGGCTTGAAAGAGTTTCTTTCGTCTACTAGTTTTGATTTCTGTTTAGCCATTAATTGCACCAACTTTGTTTAGTTTCACCATAGTACTCTCTTGCAAAACCATTCTGAATTAACATCTGTCTCAGGCTAACACCATCAAGAATGACATCACCAAGTACACGTCCACCAAATTTATCCCAATCCATTAAAAGCACTTGACGTTTGATAGATTTGGCTACTGCGTTCTTTGTGAAGTTGGTAGCAGCCTGTCCTCTTGCTTCTTCTTGTGGACACTTAGCACGAAATCCTTTTTCAGGAGTATCAACACCGTAAACTCTTACTGCAAGTTCTTTGGGTAGTGGATCAGGAAGCCATGTTGCTTGAAATGCAACGGTATCTCCATCCTTGACTCTGGTGATTACAACATCATACAATACACCATTTTTATCTTTAGCAAAGCTGATTAGCGGTAAAAAAGCTAAAAGCAATAAGATCTTTTTCATGTTTCTCCTAGTTTATATTTATTATTGTGATTATCATAATGTAGATCCATTTCTTCACATGGTACAAGCATTATAGTAAAACCAATCAGGCAAAGAACAATACCTACTGGATCTCCCATACGAATAGAGATAAATGTTAAAATGACAAAAGAGATAAAGTTTATTAGTGTATACATATCAGTTTATAGGCCAGTTCTTGTTAAACTTCTCAAAGTAAAAAGTCAAATCCTTTTCGTTGTCATCGTAGTACTCACCAACATAGTCGGACTTAACTACGCTGTGGATGTTTTCACACAATGTCACAAGGGTTACATCCTTTCGGTAGTACCCAAGAATTTCAAACTCCTCCAATATCCACTTCCAATTACCACCTCTGATGATACCAGCTTCCACCACCACAAAGTTCTTATACCCTTTGTGTTTGAGGTGCCAATCCATATCATATCTGAACTTTGAGATTACATACTCGTAGCTCTCACCCGGATAAGTTACCTCAATTGGAATGATTGGAAGTACCTCACCTTTAACAGACCATGCGTGAGAAAGATGCATGGCTGCAGTCCCTGCAAAATCTACTGACGCCTGTATAACTGCAGTATGATCAGGATTGAAGTTCCTATTATCTACCAAGGTAATTAATTTGTCAATCAGTTCTTCTTCTTTGTTTCTAGAAATATAATATAGTGGTCTTCTATTCATAGTTTGTTTTTACTGTCAACTCCATCCTTCAACATCTTCTTCATTAGTAGAACAACTCTCTTCATTTCTTTTTCTGTAACTGCTTTGACAACAACAAGTTTGTCATCATAATTGTTTGCCCCGTCTAAAAGATCCATAGACACTGTCATCTTCTTCTTGGGTTTAAACTTGTTTAGCTTGCTTGATAGGTCTTCTTGTTCGTCTTGTTCTTTTTTTTCTGGTTCCATTTATACCGTGAAAGAGGATCCGCAACCGCATGTAGCAGTTACGTTAGGGTTTTTGATTTTGAATTCCGAACCCATTAATGTTTCCTCGTAGTCAATCACAGCTTCATTCAGGTACTGCATGCTCATCGCATCTACTACAACTTCTATATCGTCTTTAGTGAACACCATATCGTCTTCTGTTAGTGGGTTCTCCTCTAACGAAAATCCATACTGAAAGCCAGAACATCCTCCACCCTGAACAAATATTCTAAGTTTAAGTAAAGGGTCTTCTTGATCAATAATAGATTTAATCTTCTTTGCCGCTTGGCTGGTTATCGTTACTATTTTGAATCTCCTTAGCGTCTAGATTAACGCAATATCCACCTTTGAACTTATACACATTTGAGTCTATAGACATTCTTTCGTATATCTCATTGTTGTAACATTTAAACGGGTCTTTGTATGTCGTAGCAAAATAGTATCCAACATACCCAACAACACCTAACACCATTAGTATTGGAATATACTTTATATACTTTATGATCTCGGGCATGTAGCTCAAGATCTGTGGTAGAAATTTTAATAAGTCTTTCATCTCACTGTGCAGCTAGCTGTTAGTCTATATCCCTCGACAGAGAAAGAACTTGTTATTTGTTGTTTTGCTTCTTTGCATTTTTGCTCGGTGGTAAAAGGAACATTGAGACTCCCTTTTGGTTGAGTGTATGGGTCTACAGATGTAATAATTATAGCTAACCACCACATTACTTATTACCCTTTTCTAGTAATTTTATAACTTCCTTATGATAGTTAATCTCTTTTAGAACGTGCTCCATCTGAGCATAAAGAGTCATTAGTTTCACTCTGTGCTCTTCAATTAAAACATCATCATGAAGCTTAGCAATTTCTCTCTCACTTTTCTTGTCTGGGAAGCTTAGAATCTCTGCCATCCTTTTTCTCCTCTACTTTTTGCTCAACAGCTGGTGGCTTGTCAGGGAATACTTTATCCACTGTCCAATTTGCCATCATCCAGCCCATAGCACTGAAAAAACCCCACACTATCATTTCACCTATCATATCACTTCTCCATCAACTCTCTAACAAAATTAAGTAGCAGCTTGTGGTGCTCGCCATCATGATATAAACCTCTCATCCAGGAGTAATATTTATACCAGTGCTCTTCACTCTCAGGATGGCATCCTATAAGTCCTAGACGTCCTTGATATATTGCCATTGGGTTACCATTTGGATATGTAGCAACAGTATTAAACCCTGTACCAACAAACGTAGGACCGTCATAAAAGAACATCCTTTGATTCTCACCCTTCCAGTTGATCTTCATTGCTTTAGCATGAGGTCGTCTAGTACAGGTGTTGGGCTGTCTTATGTATTGCTGAGCTTCTGTATTTTCCAAGAACCCAAAATAGTTATGATCAGCCCAATAAGCCCCCATACAGATTCCAAGATACCTGCCACCACGTTGTACGAATGACTTGATATAGGATCCATTGGCTTTAAATAAACTATCAAAGGAATCTGAATCACCGATACCACCAGGTAGGCACACCATATCAACGTTATCAAAGAAGTCGGATTCGATCTCATGTTTAGTAAATATCTTGAATCTATAATATGGAGAGAGAGCCCTGATTATTCCATTCCCTGATTGCACTGAGCATTTAGGTTGATGAACAAACAACGCTATAGTTTTCATATCATCCTTCGCAAGCCAGACAGACTTCCTCCGATGCTAATGCCTTGATATCAATCTCTTCAATCACCTGACGTTCAATACGCTTAGATACCTTGTCAGCCTTACCAATCTTTTCGCTTCTGCAATAGTAAAGACTCTTAAGCCCTTGTTTCCATGCTTGGAAATGAACTGCGTGTAAGTACTTAATGTTTACATCTGGTCTGAAGAAGAGGTTTAAGGATTGTGCTTGATCAATATACTCTTGACGATCTGCTGCATGCTGTACGAGCCATCGCTGGTCAATTTCCATACTTGTTTTGTAAACGTCTTTTGTCCACTCATCCATCCATTCAAGGTGCTGGACGGATCCATCAGTTGCAATAATACTTGACCACGTTTCATCGTACCATCCGTCTGGGTGGTTCTCTGCTTCCTTTTTAATGATTGTGTCAAGGAATCTGTTTCTGTTAAGAGAAGATCCTGAGAGGGTGTCTTGTCTATAGGCATTAGCGCGATATGGTTCAATACTAGGAGAAGTATTCCCCATGATAATAGAGGAGCTGGCATTAGGGGCAATAGCCATAAGGTGGCTAAAACGCATACCAGTACCAACAGCATCAGGAGCTTCTCCTCTTTCCCTACCTAGTTCCAAATTAGCTGCATCTAGTTTACTCCTGATGTGCTTGAAGATCTGTTTGTTTCTGCCAACAGCCATCGACGATTCCCATGGTATGTTATTCTTCTGCAGATAAGCATGATAACCAAGAGCCCCCACACCAATGCTGCGCTCCTGGCTGGCAGAGTATATCGCTCGAGAAATAGCGCTAGGAGCATTGTCAATAAAGTACTGAAGTACGTTATCCAACATCTCAGCGATGTCCCGAAGAAAAAGATCATTACCTTTCCAATCATCATAATACTCCAAATTAACAGACGATAAACAGCACACAGCTGTTCTGTCTTTATCAGTAGGAAGAACAATCTCAGAACACAGGTTAGACTGTCTTACTTTAAGACCTTTATCCTTCAAGTGCTTTGGTAGATGTTTGTTACTTGTATCTACAAAGTGAAGGTAAGGTTCACCAGTTTGCATTCTTAGTTCAAGGATTTGTTGCCATAGTGCTTTTGCTGATACTACTTCACGAACTTCTCCATCATGTGGATCTTTTAATTCCCAACTATCATCACAGTCCGGGTCAAGCATACAAGCTTCAACCAACTGCATAAACTTATCTGTAATGTTGAGTCCATGATGCAGGTTCAAAGCCCGCATGTTAGGATCCCCTGTCGGCTTTCGCATGTCCAGGAATAAAGCAATATCAGGGTGATCGATATCCAAATAGGCAGCGTAAGAGCCTCTGCGAGTCCGTCCCTGTCTGTATGCAAGAGACGAAGCGTCGTATATACGCAAATGAGGCATAACCCCAGTAGACTTATCATCAGCGGAACGGATGCCAAAGCCGACACCTACACCACCTCCAAGCATTGATAACCAGTTTGTTTCTGAGAGGTTATCAACGAGACCAGCGGAGCTATCATGCATGTAATTAAGAAAGCAAGATATAGGTAATCCTTTTTGTGTTCTTCCAAACGAAAGGATTGGAGTGGAGTAAGACAACCAGTGTTTGGATGAATAGTCATATAACCTCTGTGCGTGTTCTTGATTTGAAGCAAATGCTGACGAGACAAATGCAAAACGTTCTTGTGGAGATTCCTCACTATCTAGCATGTACGATTCTTTGAGTCTTTTCATGCCATGATCATCGAATAAAGCGTCTCTGGTTTTATCGATTGTTATTGTGTATTTCAATTGTTACCTCTTTGTTATTATTGTTGAACGTATTCTCTTATCATTGGAAATATCTTGGCCAGCTCTACTGCACACTGCTTTGCTATCTCCATATGTTCCTTTTGTGTGCCGTTAGCACTACGTAGCTCAATGTAATGAATCCACGATCTAATTGTTCCATTCATGTACAAACGTGATACTGTCAGTCCTTCCGGTAGCACTGCTCTTGCTTGTTCCTTAGCAATCCCGTTAACAATTGCCCAATCATAAGCACTCTTTGCAGAAGCAATAATAAAACGCTGTTGCTCTTCCCACATGGTCTGTAGAGCAGTGTTATCTGTTTCTATGCTGTTTTGTCTATTACTGGTGTCCTGCATTCTTGCGTCTCGTAATACGAAATCCAGTTCTTTGGTCGGATCTGCGTACCGCTGGCTGAACTCTTGGAAGCTAAAGCTTCGGTGTCTAAGGATTTGTCTTGCAATGTCTCTGGTTGTTTCGATCTCAATACATGCTGATACCATTTCAAATGGGCTCCAGTGTTGGTGTTTTGCGAGGTACTGGATGAGCTTTTCTGAAGTCTCCGTATTCGTCTGGTTGGACGGGTTAGAGACTCTGGCACAGTATGCAATAAGGTCTTGTATATCATCTATGTCTGCAGGCATTAAGCCACTAGGTTCCGAGTAGCTTATCAGCTTCACGTTCATCATCATTCCATTTCTCAGTCTGTTCAAATTTAAGTTCTTGGATTGTCTTCTCTTCCCACACTCTTCTACGATTACCACATAGAGGGCAGTTAGGAACACCACAATCCATGGCGTTGTGTTTAGCAAGCCTATGTGGTTGTTTCAGATACCTCTGATTACCACCGTTACGCTTTGCTATTGTGTACTGCTTTTTTATGTGATTTTGTTTCTGGCCAATACGCTCTTGGTGTTTGCGCTTGTCTGGATCAAGTTCTTCATACTCATTTAGTATCTGCTCCATGTCGTTTCTCCATAGTCTGTTCAAGCATTTTCTTCGTACCTCTAACGCCAATTTGCTGCTCGAGTATTATTATTGCTGACGTCATCATTGCACATGCAAGCATTCTTATCTCTTCTTCTGTATCACAACCCATAATCATTCTATCCATGGACCTGAGATATTGTTTTGCTTTCTTTTCTATTTCTAACATTTCTTCCAATGTGCTAATTTAAGTTTTGCTTCTAGACCAGATACCGTGTTACATTCAATAGTCAATTTAACGTCTTCAGGTTTGGTTCCATTAAGTACCATCTCATTTACATCCTTCTCTACTATATGCTGCGGCCAAATACATACATTGTACCCAAGTTCTATTGCTTTTTCAACTATCTTGCAGATATCTTTGTTCTTTGGTTCGTTATCCATTACAAGAACAAATTTAGAAGGATCATCAATAAACTGCTTCAATCCATTCAAATTGTTGGATGACCCCATTGCAAGCGCATTGGGTAAGAATAACGAGTCTAAAGGACCTTCTGTTACGTAAATCTTCTCAGTTTTCTTAATAGCATCCAATCCAAATATTAGAGGTTTGTTAGCATCAACATGTATTGTTATGTATCTCACCTTTGAATTACCAAATGCACGACCTGTAAATCCTATCAAAGAACCATCCATATCAATGAAAGGTATGATCAACCTTGGACCATCGTTTTGCAAGGACTCTTCGTTAAATTTATCAGGAACAATTGTATTAACCCATTCCTTAAACTTTAAAGACAGAAAGAGCTTGTGATGATGCTTTGTTGGAATCTTTCGCTCGTCTACATACTTTTTCGCAGGATGATCATAGCGGAGAGAGGATATTTTGGAGAGCTTCTTGAAAGCAGCCTCGCGCAGGTATTTAGGAAAAACCACCTTGGTGATGTCACGGTCTTTTGCGGTTATTCCAACTTGAGTAGCTGAATATTTTTCAGCTAATCTTTCTTTTTGGTATTCATCAAATAACTGAGTATCAATATGCTTTATGAAATTAGCAAGACTCAGAGATGCATGACAGTTATGACAATAATACGTGGTTTGATTATCCTTTGTTAGGATGAAACCACGAGCTTTTCTCTTGTTTGTTTGGGAGTCGCCACAGAGTACGCATCTGAAGTTATACGTACCATCTGCTCTTTTCTTGAACAGTGGCAGGCGTGATGATATAAGACCAATATATTTGTAATCAATAGGTTGCATAAGTTCCTCGTAGTAACAAGAGGATTATATATGCAACCTGTTTGTAAATCAACTCATAACTTTTGCAAGCTGAACTAACTGAGCAATGAGGTATCCAACAACAATTGCACCACCAATCACCATATAACGCCATCTTTCGAGAATGTCAATCCTCTTATCAATAGAATCAATACGACTCATCATAGCTTCATGTTGTTCTTTCTGTTCCTTACGAAGCTCTTTCATAAGTTCAGAAATGTTCTTAACTTCGTGCTCCAAGATGGCTATCCTTGATTGGGTGTCAAAAAGTTCCATTGACATCTTATTTCTTAGGTGCTTTTTCTGGGATCGCTGTGCCTTCTAACTTCTTGTGCACTTTGATCTTTTTACAGACGTCGACTTCTTTGCCTTTTTTAACTTCTTTATGGCAAACTTCTTTCATCTCACCACCAGCAAATGCTGCTTTAGATAGTGGAGCAAAAAGAAGGAATAGGATCATTGATCCAAGTAGAATCTCTTTTTTCATTTCTTTTCCTTGTTAGTAAATTTTTCAGCTGTGGTAAATCCCAGACCTCCAAGTACAATATACATTACTGCGTTGAAGGTTTCAGGATTTACTCTTTTTTCGAAGAACACCTCTGCTACATATCCAGCTGCAATTAGCAGAAAAGCAAGGAAGGTAATAGTTCTCTTGCTACTTGGATTATCCTCTCCTTCTCCGGAAAGCATCTTGACTAAGAAGTTCATAATTCTGGTTCAAACGCAGGAGGAGGAGCTGGCTTACCACCAAATCCCATTGTTACACCACCAGCTGGTGCCATACTAGGTGGAGCATCCATTCCCATGCTTGATGATGCCATTGGAGATGGTCTTGGTGCTGGAGGTGGAGCTGAAGGTGGAGGTGGCTTGTTAGCAGCCTCTAATGCCTTTGCTCTCAGATCCTTATCGTCACCTGCCAACATAATACCAGATAGTGTACCAGTTAAGAATGTCGCGATTGGAATGATAAGCTCAAAGAACTTGTTATCCACAGGACTCATACCGTTCATTGGTTGAGTAACAAAAATAAGACTATACAATACAACAAACACAATACCAAATAGTGTTAAACCTAAAACGATACCAATGAAGAATTTTAAACGTGCGTTAAGTTCTTCTGTAGAGTATCTTTCTCCTGACCATAATTCGTTAATCATTTACAATCTCCTTTGCTGGGTGCAGGCTGTAGATTTGGATTTCCAGTTGTGCCTCCAACCTTTTCTTTTTCATATGGGGTAAGATCTTCTGGGCAAGTGCCGTTTGCACTGCAAATAGGCTTCTTACAGAAGTCCTCTTGCCAGTTTCCTGGATCTTGACATGGATATCTGTAGCGCTCTTCACATCCCATCAACGCTACAAGCATTAGTAGGGGTAGATATTTCATTAGTGAGCTCCTAGTACATGAAGCGCATGCTCATAGTGCTTGATGCGATCTTCCAATCCTATGTAACCACCATTGATTGCTTTTGTTAATCCTTTAATGTCACCAGCATCTGCAAATCTATTAAGGTTGTTTGCTTCCCAGAACCAGCAAGCACTCTGTGCAGCGCCCTCAAATGTAGCAAGATATTCAGGCACATCTTCAACTCTCATTTCCAGACTATCAGCAAAGTTTTGATAGTTGCTCTTACCAGTCAGCTGGATTAATCCACGACCGCAGTAGCGATACCCATCTCCACTAGCTTCATCTCCGTTACCCATACGACTTGCGTAGATTCTATTTGCAATAGCTTCCTGCTTATTAGGTTTGGATGCGTAGACTGCTGCAAGTTCATCGTTAGGAAAGTATTTAGAAAATAGCTTTCTTAGAGTAGGAGCCTTGTAGTTTAGGTTCTCTTTAATAGCTGTGAACCCACCAGACTCATGTGCGCACTGTGCAACAAATGCAGCAATGCGCTTTGGCGTGTTAATATCATAATCAGGTAGCAGCTGCTCAAGAGCATGATGCCAATGTTCAACGTACGGATTTTTAGGAAGCAACTGCTTTAGTTGTTGTAGTGTTAAGTTCATATGTCACCTTCTTTATTATAATGGTTGGTGTTGCCCCACTTATGTCCTCTGCAATTGTAATGCAGATGTAGTAGGCAGGGGCCTCCTTATACACTCTTAAAGATTAACGGTCCTAAGGTGTGTATCCAAAATATTTATTATGGTCCTATTGGCTTTTTTACTAATACACCCTCAGAAAAAATACCTACCTCATTAGTTTGACTACTACTTTTTGCTTGAAACTGAATATCTACTTTTTCACTATATTTGAACGGAAATCGTCTCATTATATTCATATTGTTTATAAAAGTAGTTTCGGCAACTCTTAGGACTGTGTTGGCTAATGAACTTCTCACCACATTCCGGAAAATACAGTATTTATTCGATAAAGCTGTAGCGCTGAAAGCATCTATTCGATATAAGAAAAATTCATACCCTCTTGGTACTGTGAAAATTGAAGCTTGATTTTTCCCAGTACCAGCTAGGACCTTTGCGTAAGTAGTTCCAGAGTTAGCTATTGTGATATTCCCTACCTCACTACCACTTATTGATACAACGTTGTTAATTCTAAAAAAAGGGTTGTCAATTACAACAGGAGAAGTCCCGTTCACTGTAAATGTTGTCTGTAGTTTATCAAAATTAGAATCCAAACCCTGAATTAAATATACTACCCCAATATCAGTTGTGTTCGAGCTCACCGCTGACATTACTAGGTTAGATGTTGGGTAGGTATATTCTACGTTGTTTTCCCATAGAGGAATAAAATCTGTTGCAACGTTCGAATTATATCCAAAGACGTTTACAACCTCAGCATCTTTTACTAAACCTCTTGAAACATTTAGATGTATATCATCTGTTAGAAAATAATTAGGCATTACTTGACATCCTCAAATATCTTCTTCTGAGAAGAATACCACTTTTGCCACGCCTCAACTTTAACTGAGCACTCATAAAAGAATGTATAATTTTCCACTACCGTGGTATGCAGATCTACTATAGAGACTTGATCACCTTGAAGCTTTTTCAGTTGGGGACATTTCTCCATTAAAACTGCTGGAGCAGCAGGAAACTTTGCAGTAACAGGAACAGTGGTTGAACATCCAGTAAGTAGTAAAGTACCAATAATTATGAATGCTCTCATTTTTGATCCACCACTCTATTATGTTCTTCTACAAGAATCTTGGGAACAGGACAATTCTTTAAAGCATCTTGAAGCTCTTTTTGTTTCGCAAGAAACTTTTGCTTCTCTTCTTCACTCATGTCTTTTACTATCTCTACAGTGTCACCTTTCACCAGCTTATTAACATACTCTATTCTAAGCTGACCTTTTTCTTTGATCACTTTAGTTTTTTCGACTACCTTGATTTGTATTTCTTCATTTACTTGCTGAGCTTTTTGTTCTGCAATTCTGACCTTTTCTTCCATTTCTTTTACTCTGGCTTCCCACGCAGCTCTTTCAGCAATAGCACCTAACATATAAACGCTAAGAGCAATAACACCAGTGGAAATAAGTTGGATGGGTAGCTTGTATACGTATACAAATCCAGGTAAGAATCTAATGAGGAATGTTGCAATGTATCCTAAAATACCTACAACAAGCAGAGCGTGAAATATCCAGTCAGGTAGGAAGTTAAGAACCCACATTTGGAACCTTTCTCTTCAACATAGATTTTGCTTTGGATACTTTTTTTAGCAGTATAGGGTCATACGTCGCAATATCTGAGCTAGCATGGTTTGCAGGCATATTGGTATCACCAGTATTCATATTAGAAAATTCTTCATATACTTCTTTGAATCTTACTTCAAAATATACTTCATTTAACAAAGCTTCACTGTTACTCTCTTTAATCAGAAGGTATGATGCAACTGATGATCCAACGACGTTGTTAGCTGCAGGAACTTTAGCCAACATCTTCTTTAGATTGGCTGTTAAAATATCAAAATATCCCCACGCAGCCTTTTCTTGTTTTGTTTTAAGTGTGTTCTTTTTCTTGAGAACCTTACCGTTTTTATCTATGATACCAAGTTTGTAGGCATCCCATTGCTCGAATGGAACTACAATACGTTTAATGAATTGGTATGTGAGAAAAACATCGACAAGAGGATTCTTCGTCAAAGAAGGAACATCTTTGATTTGTGATGGAAGCTTAGGCTTTTTATCTTGTTTGATCATTTATTTGTCTTAACATTTCTACTATTTTAGGATCCATTACAATGTCTGATGTTCGTATGTTTCTACCATTGACATTATATATGACATCTGGACAAAAGTTCAAAAACAGTAAGAATGGTTTCAAATAAGAACTATAATTTTCCATCTTGAGGAACAACAATCTAGTAGCTGCTTCAACACCAAAAACATTATAAATTACTGTGAGATGATTTAAGACCAGCCTATCATTAATTTCACCTGTATCATTATATCGTCCAAACAATTTCTTTAAATATTTAAACCTACTTAGATCTTCATAGAATTCTATAGTATCAAAAAAATGAGGATTGTCATAATGTTTTGCAGCATATATTAAAGCATTTGCTTCATTCAAATCATCAATTGGCATATTAGAAAGAAGTCAATGAAACCCTTTTAAGTGTATTGTTTGCTGTTGCAACATAGATATAGTTATTATCAATCAATATTGTCCCCTTCTTAACAGTAATTGTACTGTTGGCAGGAGTAGCATGATACACCACAACGTTAGCTGATGAATTACCTAGTAGGTTTGAAACTGTGACATACTTGGTAATAGGAGTACCTGATGGATCATCTACAATCACCATCAGGTCTTCACCAGCCGGAGCTGCCAGCGCGGTCAGCTCCGATATCTTTTTAGCACGATCAGTCATTATGCGTCAGGTAGAGGATTGTCATCCGAACCGTCACCAGTAATAGAACTCATAGCGACCAATGTCTCATACTGTACACGACCAGCACGACCACCAGTACCTTCAGTTCTAACTACCCATCCAGCGTGAGAAATACCTCTATTTTTTGCACCACCAACAGTAACTGCACCAGTTGCTGTTTCACCAGTAAGCGAATGGCCAGCCTGAGCTGTAGTAGTTTCAGCAGAAGAGAGGTTAACAGAAGCACCACCAACACTGACCAGCAACTGAATAGCTGTTGAGTTAATTGTTTGCACCGCATATGTGGTGTTGTTTGTAAGACCACCAATAGCAGTGTTACTTGCAGCAACAAGGTAAGTTACAATGTCGTTGTTAACAAAGAATACTCTATTGGATCCAAGTGTGATCCAGCCAGTATTTGTTGTGTTACCAACAGTAACAGATGTTGTGTTACCAGCAAATGTCTGAGCAGCTGGTGCAGCAATTGTAATGATTGGTGATGTAGAATATCCAGAACCATTGTTTGTTAGATTAACAGCAGTGATTCTACCAGAAGCATTTGATTGAGCATTGGCAGCAGCATCAGCTCCGGTGTTATTAGCACTAAATGCTACAGTTGTGTTTGCTCTGTATCCAGAACCAGCAAAAGTGATAACAGCATCAACAACTGGACCAGAACCAACACTCATCTCTGTAGTATCAGCAGCATACATACCAACTGTCTGGCCAGCAACTACTCCATCTTGTGTAGTATTACCGTACAAAGCATCTCTGTTTGCAGTGTTTGGTGCTTGTTTAAATTGAGCAGGAGCAGAAATAACTGAGTTACTTGCTGCGTCTTGATTTCCCCATAATGGCATTTTTTACTCCTTAAAAAATCGAACTACTTGTATTTATTCTTTGTTAATTGACAGCATATCACTCATAAAAGAAGATTCTTTGTACTCTATCAACTTTTCTGACTTCTTTCTGCTCTTCTTAGGTTTTGGTACGTCTGGTGGTTCAACCGCAACAGCAATTACTTCTAATGGCTCATTTTGTTCAATCTGCTTATTAAGCTGATCTCTCCAGTTGCCACCACCAACAATAATTTGACGTTGAGTAGTTACTACTGCTTCTTTAGGTGGTAATTCCACAACTCTTTGCTCAATTTGTTTACTGAGTTGATCTCTCCAATCACTACCACCAACAACAATTGACTGTTCTTTTGGTTCAGGCTTGATTGGAGGAGGTACAATTACCACATTAGAAGCTATGAGAGGCATTATTTACGAGCTACCAATCTATGAACCGACATTAGATTATCATAAGAATGATGAATCTCATCATGAACGTTCTTTCTGTGTTCTGGTTTTAGTCTTTCTGTAGCACTGAGAATATCCTTAGCAACCTTCTGAGATACAGTATGTTTCTTACCATTCTTGAAGGATACTTCAAATGGTTTCTGATCAGAGTCAGCAGCTTTCTTTAACTGAACATGGATATGCTGATCTGCTTCTACTCCACTATCTGCTTCGTAATGTTCACCTTCCTCATCATCCTCACGTGGCTTAGAAGCTGCAGCTGCACGTTTAGCAAGAGTAGCAGCACCAGCAGGACGTCCTCGTGCTTCAGAAACTTCTCCACTCGTATCAACATTATATACAACTTGTCCATTTTTTGGAGTAGCACTTTTGATAAATCTTGCTAGAACTTTTGATCTTTCTGCGTTCATTATTGAAGTATCCTCTTCAACAGAATCACCCACCGTGCCTTTGTTTGTGAGAGCTTTGTTGAATTTTTGTTTTGTTTTATCGATGCTGGAATCAAGCTCACTAGCTTTGGGAGCTGACTTCATGAAATCATCAACTTTTGCTTTTGCTTCTGGATTATTTTCTATGTTTTTCTTGTAGTAATCAGATCCAGGGGACATATCAGACATAGCTTTTTCATAAGGACTAATTAAACCTTTGGCTGTATCCAAGGCTTTGTTGCCCATACGAGGAAGGGTTTTAGTAAAGGTATCCTCTTCGTATACTTTCGTATAAGGATTTGAATCTTCCTTCATATCATCACCCATCGACATACGATGAGCTTTATACTTGCGACCTTTTCTGTCCAATTTAAAATCAGACGTAACAACAACACCCTCAATAATCTGCTTTAGAGTCTTCATTTACATTCCCTTTTTTTTACGCTTTGAATGCATATGCGACTCAGAAACAAGAATCTCAAGCTCAGAAGTTGGAACACCTTTTTCAATACCATGCTCAAACATAACATCATACCATGCAATGTTACCGTATACATCTGGATCAGCATGTTGAGTAGTTACTGTACGGCCTTCTCCAAACGACTCACTCTTAACATGGATTGCGCACTGATGCTCGTAGCCGTTGCCTGGAGTGTCCATGTTCTTTGATACCCCTTCATTGTACATTGACTTGTATATTTGTTTGACTTTGCGTTTGCTATCAGCCACCATTGAACGACTTGATGCTTTACCAAACTTCTTGGCTACATGGGATTCAATGGCCTTAGAAGCTTTATTATGTTTTTCCATACGATCAGGATCATCATCTACATCATTTTCTGCTCCAGGATAATTCTGACTATCACTTGTGTAGTGATGCTCGTGCTTAGCTTTCAACTGACTCAATGACATTTTATCCATCGATCCCT